ATCATGTCTTTAGGTGAGAACTGTGTTGACTGGAACTCTAGTGTGCTAGTTAGGTAAGCAGTCGAGTTATTTTGGCGGCTGCGCTTCCAAGCGGCTAGAAGTCCTGAAACTTCTTGCGGTGGCAAGTCTGCGCCAGTGTTCTTTAAGATGCCTGAACTCATTGGAGTTGCTGCTGATATAGATGCAGCGCGGTTGATGTCGATCGCAGACTGAATAGTCTTTCCAGCGCGTTCTAACACGCCTTCGTCTAGCCCTTGAATAGTAACGATGTCATTCATGTCAATAGGGTTTGCATCGACATAATATTGCGTGATCATGATGCCTTCAAGATCAGTTGTGAAGGTAACGCGAGAGTTAGCGATCCACTCAAACGCTGAAGGGCGGCCGTCCTCTGCATAACGCTCCGTTACTCGAAGGTAAGCGTTGCCGTAGAATAGAAGGCTGTCAACGATCCAGTTAATTGTGACGAATGAAGGTTGGTTCTTTGATAGTTGGTTGATCCAACGCGGTGCGGCCATAACTTCGCCGGTGCGCTTGTTGTAATACTCTAAAGGTATAGAAGCAACAGTTCCACAGATTAAGTTACGAGCGCGAGCAACAGAAGGAACGCTCATAGCATCTTTGCGCGATACGCGAAGGGTAAGGCTATTGTAAAGTGAGGGTAAGTTTTCGCCCATTACCTGTGGCGCTGCTTGCGCTTCTACGATTAGCGGTTTGCGCGAAAAGATACCCATAGGGTGCAATTATACACTACATATAGGTCATTCGGTGTAGATAGCCGCAACCTGTTGTGGTTTCATTAACATCGACACAACCATAGCCAAGGCGATAGGGGCAGATATGTCACCGGCTGACTTTCGCTTAACAATTCGCCAAGCAGAGTCATTGACTTTGGCTGCGCAGTTATTCATCTGTTGAATTAGGTTTGCTTGGCCATTGTGAACCACTTGATGAGTTACTAGACCGTTGAGCAAGTCTCCGCAGGCCTGATAGAACTGCTGGCCTGAGATATCTTGAATTATGCACCCAGCATTGGCTAACTTCTCGGCTATTGACTGGGTTGCGTATTTGTCATAGCAGATTTGGCGTGGTCTGTACTGATCTGCCCACGCTTTTATGTCGGCTGCGATCTTTAAGTCATCAACTGAGACCGCTGACTCCCAAGTCTGCAAGATGCCTACACCTATCTTTCCATTTGGCAAGATTTGACCAGCAACGAGCGAAGCATTACGCCTAGAAGGTGAAACATCAAAGCCAAAGACTGTGTAACCGCCAACTGGGATCTGTAACTCGCTATCGCTAGTCTCCTCAAGGATTCCATGAGGCCAAGGACTGCTAAGGGAGTCGATCCATTGGCAAAGCAACTCGGTGCGTGTATTTTCGATCGGGCTAGTAGCAACTGCCTCGGCTAGTGACTCCTTTGTGATCGTGTAGCCAAGTGCAGGGTTAGCCATAGCCCAAGACTGGAGATCATCTATCTTGCAATACTGTGGAGCGCTATATTCGTAGAACCCAAAGGATTTTGGTGGATTATCTAAGGCTCTTTCGCGGAGTTGGTTAAGTACAACGCTAAAAGCATCTCCAGCATTAGAAGTTAGGAAGGTGTGAGCGTTTGGTCTAGCGCGAGTTACCGGCATCGCTGCTCGATAGCCTTCCTCAGACCATTCACGAACTTCATCGAGGAACAGAGCATCGGCTGTTCTACCGCGTGAGCCGTCTCTGGTCGCTGCTACAACATCTAAACGCCTGCCGTCTTTCATCTCGATGCTTTCAGTACCGTTTGCATAGCGGATAGCCTTAACTAGCGCCATGAGGTTCTCGTTATGCTCAAACACGCTGGCTACTTGGCGAAAGGTGTCGAGCGCCATTGAGCGGTTAGATGAAGCGATGATGATGTTCTTGCTATCCCATTTGAGAAGGTGAGCAAGGATCACCATGCGCGTGAGGTGGGTCTTTCCGTTCTGTCTAGCGACCAGCAGAAGGTTCGTCTTGCGTATCCACATGCCCTTCTTATCTACGCGCAACATGTCGCGCAGAACAAACTCCTGCCAAGGTAAAAGCGGCATCTTGATAAGGTTGGCTAGTTCAATTACATCGTCAACCTTAGAAGCGCCTTTAAGGTAAGGGCTGTGAAGTCTAGGCTCAGTTGCCCCTCGCACCGCTCTGGAGCGTTTAGCCGGCATCGGGATCATTCCCGATCGGTTTGGCTGTGAACGGACTGTCTTGGTGGATTTTGGACTGTGTCGGAGAGAGGAAGGACGAAAAGACAGGGGGGGTAGGCACCCTACCTAAAAAAACGCCCTGATTTCGACTGCCCTTACTACTGTTGCATGACTGGCAACAAGCAACAGCGTTCTCGAAGTTAATCACCAAGTCAGGTGCTTTGCTAATTGGAATGATGTGATCAACTGTACTAGCCGGTTGGCTGCAATAGAAGCATGACCATTGGTCACGCGCTAACACCTGCAACCTAAACTTCTTATAGTCTCTAGTTAATCTAGGATCACCACGCTTTGCCATTACTGCCAGCCTCTTGTTCTTAGGTGATGAAGCGCAGAACAATAGTCCGGCAACTCAGGATTAGACTTATCAAAGCCATATCTCTTAGCAACATAATACCAATAGATATAGAACTGATAGTCATATGGCTTGTTCTTCATAGACTCACTACGCATCTGATAGTAACCATAGTGTGAACCATTAACTGCATCTATATTAAATCTAGACTCTCTATAGATAATCTCGTTATGGCAATGGTATTGCTTATCTGTTAACTGCTTATTAGCAAGAGTCTTTATGCTTTTAGTGGCATCTATTGAAGCCATTACATCTAAGGGCATTGCTATAGATAGAAGTATCCCAATAACGGCGGCTACCAAGCGGGCTAGCCGCAAGCGGCCCGCTTTGAAGCCCTCGAAGGCTTCTAGCCGTAAGAGTACCGAGCATGTCAAGTATCTTGAGCGTAGCATTATCTTATTGTCTCACTATGTGGAAGTGATTTGTATCACATGTCATTATCGGTTATCCGTACTGTAAAAGCCACTACCCTTAAAGGCAATGCCAAACGAGCTGTAGATCTTCTTCATAGGTTCATGGCATAAGCCGCATTCGACTAAGTGATCTTCGTTAATCTTGAACTCCTTCTCATACCGCAAGTTAGCCTCGCATGACTCGTTGGTGCATTCGAACTCGTAAATAGGCATTATCTCAACTTTCCAAGATTAGATTGCTTCATGGCATCGACCGCTATCTCACCTAATCCAATTAAAGCCGTATTCATCATCACCTGATTTTCTCCGCCTTCTGGTCTAACGAACTTTAAGTTAACCGGCATAGGCAATATCGAAGCCGAACTGTTCCAGACCTTATGAAACCAACGGGCTTTGGCCAACGTGATTAAGGCTAACCCATTGTTGTGCTCGATAAACTTATCTAGGAATGGCGCTGGTTTGCTATAAGGCGGGTTCATCCAAACTAGCCCATGCCAATCCTGTTTAAGCGCATCATCCTCTATAGAGTAAAACTTCTTGGCTGGAACTAACCCAGTGCCGCCAATAGGTGAGCAAACGTCAATATCGAACTCAACGTTTAACGCATCAAATATCCATTTAGGCGTGTACCAATTATCTGCCATTATTGGTTTTCCCGACACCATTCGCATCGTTGACCTAAGGCGTAAATGCCACAGTCTAAGCATCTAGATATGTCTGCATCTTGAACTACATCTTTACGGTTCTTATATCCCGCGGCTTCGAGTAACTCCACCAGATCGCCAAGTCTGAGCATGGCCACGTAATCTTCAGCCTTCTCACCTTGCCCATTAAGCCTAAAGCAAGCAAACCCCAATAAGCCGCTCTTGGCTGTTCTAGTTTCGATCTGGCGGAGTGTTCCCGAGACATCGAGACCTGTACGCGCTTTTATCTCACAGTCGAACGGAACGTTGAGAATATCGCGACCAGAACCTCGGCCAACTGAAGCGCCTTCCCACCAGCGCCTCAGATACTCTGCGACTACTCGCTCTGTGCGAAAGCCGCGGTGTTTTCTACTTTGAGACATTGACCGCGTGACACTTCTTGCATGACCAAGTCAGGATCGTGCCGGCAATGTAGAACGCCAACTCCTCACGCGGTACTGGCTCATTGCATAGGTGACAGATAATCCGCACCTGTAGCGCATTTAGTAATTCTTGATGCTTAGCCTTCTCAGCTAGTTCGTCATCGGTTGGAAAGTTCTCCCATTCACCGTCTTGGTTCATAAACTGTAAGCCGCTCATTACTGACCCTCTCGTGGCTTCCAAGTTCCGTCTGGCGCTAAGTTGTACCAGATTACATCTTTGCAAGCGAAGCAGTTGAAGTTAGCCCAAGGCTTGTTCGTCTTTGCGCTAACGCCTGTTCTCCATGCCATAGGCTTATGATCGTGGCAGTTACGACATAGCGGAATGTCTTTATCTATTTTGACTCCACCTAATACTTCTTTGACCAGATCGACCGCTTCACTAGCAGTTGGCGCTTCCGCTACTGCCTTCGTAGTCCAAGGATCATCTTCAACCGGCATCGTGATCTTATCTGCTAACTTCTCTGCGAAAGGCTTTGGTTCAGCTGCTTTGACTTTAGACATCTCTTCGCGGCTAGGGCGTTTGCCTTTCGTAACATAACCTGCGTTGGCAAGTGCACGACCGATCGCAGACGTTTCGCAGTTCTCAAGCGCAGACGTAGAGTTGACTCCTCTAGTGCTGACGGTTTCTTCTGCAAAGCCAGTTGTCCAAGCCTGTGCATCCACTTCAGTTCTAAACACAGAAGCCTGAACAATAAACCGCTGAAGCGTGTGCTCAACCAAAGTAGTGCTAATTCGGCCATCTGGGTGATCCTTCCAAAACTTAACTAGGCGTTCTTCAACTGTCTCGTAATCTTCTAGATTAAACATATTGCTCATTCTCCTCTGTGTGCAGTTGTCCTGCTATTGCTAGATAAGCAACCGCATCGACGTAGGTATCAACCTTTGCAGTCTCCATGCTTCGCGCTATTTTAACGAGCGCCATGCACGTCGCGACTTGATAGTCAGTAATTGGCATTTCCAGATAACTCGACCACAGGGCAGCTGTTCGCGCCATGTTGTCCGTAGGGTGACCGTAGTCCATTCCTCGGTCTTGGATAGTTGCTCTGGCTTCGTTGAGGTAATCACGCGAGTTCATCGGCCGACCTGCTCGAACTGGCGGTGCATCTTACGAGCTGCTATGCGCCCCTTGATCTTGCCGTGTTCAAAGCCTTTGCCGTAACCAAAGCCAAAGCCGATTAACGTTCCTAGTGCTAGCGATAAAGTAATTGCTATATCTGCGTTCATTTACTGCCCTTCTACTGCGCCCTTCGCAGCTTCTTGGCATAAGTGTTGCATAAATATCTGACTATCTGACGGTGTGTTGATAACGAAACGGTAACAATTCTCCATCGTCCATCGCATCATCGATCGTGCGCCTTATGTCGTTATCGAGATCGTCCATACCGGCGGCCATGTACTACGAAGGTCGCATCCTTTTCTAGGTTGACCAGAGTTACCTGAGTATCTTCGACGATGATAAAAGCCTGTTGCCAGTTCATTGTGCCCTTTGTATAGCCCGCTTTGCGAACGTCCATTAGATGCCCGCCCTCAACGCCACGCAGGATACGCCCTATTTTGCCCCCAGATGCCTCTGTAAAGGCCGATGAGCCCGCTCTGTGAGTATGTCCACAGACTACGCTTAAACCGTGTCTACGAGCCGCCTGAAGGGCTGTAAGACCCGCATTAGGGTTGATCCCTTGCTCATCCCCATGAACTGCTACCCAGCCCTTAGCGAAGGCGTAAGGCTTCTTATGATAGGTGATGCCTAGTTCGTCTAAACGCATGAAGCGCTCAAAGCGTAACTCAGGCAGAGCCAAGAACGCTGGGATCTTCTTCATGATGACGTTGTAAAGCCTGTCCGTATGGTTAGAACGGATCATGTGTGCTTCTTTAGAATGCTCGACTAGCGACCAGAGAACCTCAACCGCTTGGTCTCGATCCTCAGCTAGTGTCTGCTCGTACCAGCCTGGTGTGTTTTCTGTCCACCGGCTGATCTGTGGGAGATCGATTTCGTCTCCCAGAGTAACCACGCTATCTGGGCGGTATTTCTTAATAAAACTTGCAACATTGCGTACAGCAATTTCATCATGATAAGGCACTTGAAGGTCGGGCACGATCACTTGCCGAAATACTGCCATGGTTAATCGTCATCGTCATCA